ATTGCACTTGCTACGGCAGGTCTAGGATTGATTGCACCAATAGCACTACTAGGAGCAGCTGCCCTTATCATAATAGCAGGAGCAACATTAGTTTTTGCAAAAGCCTTCGCAATGATGGCCGGTGTAAAACCAAAGGCTATTGATATTTTGGGTAAAGGTATAAAAAAGATGATAAAAATTGTTGGCGATCTTGGACTTGTAGAATCAGGAAAGCTAATAATAAAAGCTGCAGCCTTAAAGAAAGTTGGAAATGCAGTAAAACCATTTGGCCAGGCAATTGCAGCAGCTGGAAAAGGAGACGCGTCAGGATTATTGAAATCAGTTAAAGGTTTCGCAAAAATAAAACAAAAAGGTATGGCAACCGCGGCTATAGGTCTTGCTATGTTAGCAGGTGGATTCAAAGCATTTATGCCAGTTTTTCCATTTTTGCCAGCAATGGCTGAGGCTCTTTCTACAATGATTCCTCAACTTGCGGTATTAGCACCGCTAGGAGAACAGTTGTTATTAGCTGGTCTAGGAATGTTAGGACTAGGATATGGAATGCTTCCATTTGGTATAGGACTAATGATAGCTGCGCCATTTATACCTCTCATGCCATTACTTGCTGAGGGTATTATGCTTATGACACCTCCACTTATAGAATTATCAACAATAGCTCCAATAATGCCACTCATGGGATTTGGTATGATGATGATTGGGTTTGGTTTGAATACTCTTGGTCTAGGTTTAATGATGATATTTCCATTCCAAGCCGTATTACCAATATTAGCACAGGCACTTATAGACATGGCGCCACCACTATCTATATTGGCTCCACTAGGACCACAAATTATGTATCTAGCATACTCTATAGGAGCACTTGGAGCTGCTATGGGATTTGCATTTTATCCTGTATTTGCATTTGGAATGGCTGCATACTTTACAGCTCCAGCGGTATATCTATTAGGTGAAGCTAGCAAAGTTTTAGGAGCAGGATTAGAAGCAGTTAGAGTACCTTTAATGGCAATGGCTCAACAGTTTCCAATGATTATGGCTCTATCAGGTTCAATAACTATGTTAGGACTATCACTCTTGTTTGCGGCACCAGGAGTATTCTCATTTGGAGCAGCAGCATTTTTTGCAATGGTGCCAGTATTAGCACTAGCTGCAGGACTATCATTGATGGTATCAACTGCTGGTGGATTAACTGCTGTAGGAGCAGGATTAAGTTCAATAGCAGCAGGATTATCAGAAGTATCTGAATATAAAGGAACAATTGCACTACTAGCCGTAGCCGCTCCAGCATTAGCACTACTTGGAGGAGGTGGTTTAATTGGAGGTGCTTTTGGTGGTGGAGGAAATAAAGAAGGTGGTAATGAAGCTCTAATGGCTAAGATAGATGAACTAATAGCTGTAATAGATTCTAAAGATTATGAACCAGTATTACAAATAGATGGTAGAAAAGTTGGAACAGCAGTAGCTAGAAAACGAGCACCAAGAGGAATGGGGACGTAATAAATGAAAAAAGCAGGAAATAGATTTAGTACAAGGGCACTTTCAGATTTAATAGGAGAAGATCGTTCACCTAAAAAGTTTGAAGCAACGCCTGAAAAACCAACACCAGAGGTAAATACTCTATCTTCTACACCAGGTAAAATATCACCTGATGTAAATGCTTTACCTCCTACACCTGAAAAACCTACACCTGATATACCAGGTATAAGTGTAAATATAGAACCAACTTCTCCAGTAGAAACATCAGCTTTCGCAGAAACTCCAGAAAAACCTACACCTGATGTAAATGCATTGGCACAAACACCAAATAAACCTACTCCAGAAATAGAGCCTTCAGCTGCAACCCCTGAAAAACCTACTCCAGAAATAGAGCCTTTAGCGGCTACACCAGAAAAACCAACAGCTGATATAACAAGTTTAGAAGCTACTCCAGAAAAACCAACAGGAGAAACTTCAGTAATAGAACCAACACCTGAAAAACCAACTCCTGAATTAAGTAGTCTTTTAGATACTCCAGAAAAAACAACTGTAGAGGTTAGTAGTTTACTCGATACACCTGAAAAAACAACACCAGATATTAGTGGTTTAGAATCTACTCCAGAAAAACCAACTGCGGATATTAGTGGATTAGAAGCTACTCCAGAAAAGACAACACCAGATATAACAGGATTAGAAGCTACACCAGAAAAAATAACACCTAATATAACAAGTTTAGAGGCTACACCTGAAAAAACGACACCAGATATTAGCGGTTTAGAAGCTACTCCAGAAAAGACAACACCTGAAATTTCAGCTTTATCTGATACACCAGAAAAGACAACTCCTGAAGTTGCATCATTAGAAAATACACCTGAAAAAACAACACCAAATGTAACAGGTTTAGAAGCTACTCCTGAAAAAACAACTCCTAATGTTGTTGGACCAGAAGCAACACCGGAGAAAACTACTCCAGATTTAAGAACTATGAGCTCAGTTGAAAAAACAATGCCTGAGCCTGTACCTTTTGAACCAACTCCAGAAAAAACAGTACCTGAGCCTGTACCTTTTGCTGCAACACCAGAAAAATCAGCGCCAGATGTAATAGGTCCTGAATCTACACCGGAAAAGTCTGCACCAGATGTAAGTGCATTGGCTGCTACATTAGAAAAAACAACACCAGAACCAATACCATTTGCGGCAACTCCTGAAAAAACTACAGCAGAGTTAGAAGTTAGAGATGGATTTGCAAATCTAGATGCAAGAGGTTTCATGACTGGAAAAGCTAGTGGTAAAGGTTTACTAACAGATTTTGTTGGAATAAGTGGTTTACCAACTATTGGGACAGGACAATATGAACATACTGGTAATCAAGGTTTAGGTTTACTTGCAATAAACGATAATATATTAAATGTAGATGCTAACGGTTTCACACCAGATAAACAACACTTAGGAGAAAGTGATTTAATAGGAATAGCCGGTAGTCCTGGTAATTTTACATATACAATACCTGATGGACCTTCTCCAAGAGCATCATATAGATATACAAAAGAAAATTATTCTAGAATCACAGGAGCTCCTCAAACATTTACTACTCCTGGTGGTTTCTTAGTTACAGGAGCAGGACCAAGTGGAACATTAACAGATGATGGAATAGACACTACTAGAAATAGTATATCTTCAGGTAAAAGTCAACTATTAGAACAATATAATAAATTTGACCTTAGAGCAGAAGCATTTCATAGATTTGATGGATTCACTTCAGAACTAGGCCAACCATATATAAATAGTAAAGTTATAGCAAATGACAATGTAGCTGCAAGAAGTTTCAAAGGTCAAGATGGTTTGGTTAGAGGTGGTATAGTATCTAGGGTAATTAGAACTGCAAATGATGCACTAAGAATAGGTAAATTCTTAATAAGTCCTACAGGTCTTTTATTTATAGCTAAAAATATTGGACTACAACTAACCAATCCTAAGGTAGAAACTGTAGCAGGAATAAACAACGTTGGATTTGCAAGAACAACAAGAATATATCCTTTAGGACTATCTACACTTGCTCAAATAGTTGCAAACGTTGCACCAGTTGGTACTATAGGACTGATAAGACATGGACTTGGACCACTAGAGCCTGATGCAAATTATTATGAAAATGTGGTTAGTGAGACTAAAAAACTTGGTGGATTTGAAGTAGCTAAAAATGCTGGTGCACCAACTGGAAATAGACTTGTAAAATTACATAGAGACCTAGAGGTAGGAATTAGTGATGGAGATGGACTAAATATATTAGAAGATCCAAAGGCTGCATTAGGAGCAATCTTAGGTGGAGCCGGAGGTGCTCTATCTGGATTCTTTAATAGTAAAATAGTAGGAGCTGCACAGGATAAGTTAGGTGTTCTAGAAAACTTTATACCTGGTATTGTACCTTCTGGTGAAATAGATCTTTTAAGTGGACTTGCAGGACCTAACTCAATATATGGTATAGGTAGAACTACAATTAGACGTTCAACTTCCGGTATACCTTTAGGTCAGCATAGTGAAACTAATGGAACTTGGGCACAATCAAAAATAGTTCTTACAAATTATGAAAAAGGTGTTGGTTCTCTAATTGCTGACGTAGATGATACACATAAAGGATTAAAGTCAAATCCTAACAATGCAGTCATGGTTTCATCACCATCTGCACCATATTCTGACCAAATAAATACAAGCGAAAACGACAACTCTATACATACAGCAGGCGATAATCCTGCAGCCAACTATAATGATATGGCTACTTTTGAAAGAGACTTAGGTGGTTCAAACATGGTTGCAGGTAATGCATACTTTACAGAAGCTGGATATGCTGATGGTCAAAGAGTTGGTGGAGGAGATAATCCAGCTGGTCAAAATAACAGAGATAAAATAGTTGTAGATAGGTTTCCTCTAAATGCAGCTTCAGATTTATATGTAGATAATACAAATAGAGACACTCTTGAATCTTCTAGGCTGGCAAAAATACTAGATGAACATAAAGATGATATAACACCTGCAGGATTAAAACGATATAATGATTTACCTGGAGATAAAGTAGAACAAGTAGTAACTCCATTTGTAGAAAAAGATAGTACAGATCCTTATGGTCCTACGTTTGGTAACATTGGTAGTTATGAAGTATATGCTTACGGTGATATACCAAAAGACCAATTAGCACATAACTCAATTAGAGACTTTAGAGAAGACTTAGATAATACAAATAAAACATTTCAACAAGACAGTGATTATTCAACTGCTCCTAGGGAGTCTAAAATAGGTCAAAACTATGGTGAAAGAGGAATAGATAGAAGTGATAGAACAGTAGTTCTAAAAGATTTGACAGATAATGAGATTGGTGATAAAATATTACTAAATGCATTTACAGAACCAGGTAAGTCTACCCCTGACCAATTAGAAGTTGCAGATGGAGAAGACTTCTGTAGATTAGTTATCGCAGGTATACAATTTAGATCTTATCTAAAAGCTTTCTCACACAATATTAAACCAGAATTTCAAAATGTTGAATATATAGGAAGATTAACCGATGTTAAATTGATGAGTAAATTTGCAGTAGACTTTTCTCTTGAGTTTTCAGTTGCTGCATTTACAGCTAGAGAACTTGAGGCAATGTATCTTAAACTAAATAGGTTAGCTCAAAAAACGGCACCTGAATATTCATCAGCAGGTCAACCAAAGGGACCTTTAAACAAGATAACTGTGGGTAATTACTTTATGGACCAAATATGTTTTATCAATAGTGTTGGCTTTACAGTAAATGAGCAATCTCCATGGGATATAGATCCTGGCAGACAATTACCATATTACATAGATGTAAGTATAGCTGGAGATATAATAACTTCACAATATGATAATCTATTATCTAAAGATTCTGACTTCTTTGGAATTGTTAAAACAGATAATGGACAAGTTGAACTAATAGGTAGAGATGGTTCTGAAATGCCATTTAGAACTCCGTAGGTAAAATATGAAAAGATATAATACACAATCACAGAAGAAACTAAAAGATAAAAGGTCTAGACTTGTAGGTGAGTTTGATAAAAGAGTGCCTTTTCCAGAAAGGCAAGTTTATACTACAACAGTATATCCTAAGATTGAAAGACAGTCTGATGACATTTTTATAGAAACTAGAATAGGTGACAGATTTGATAATTTAGCTCATGAGTTTTACGGTGACGTTACTATGTATTGGATAATAGCAAAGGCAAATAATTTAATACATGGAGGTATTGCTGTTGAACCTGGAATTAGGTTGAGAATACCTATAAATACTGATGTTATAGTTCAAGATTTTAATCGATTAAATTCGGAGAGATAGAATGGCAAATACAGGTTACGGTGCATGTCAAGATGTAGACTCAATAACTTTAGACGCAATTGAAAACAGATCTAAAGCAAATAAAAATGTTGGAGGTGGTCAAACAGCCGGTCAATATTTAGATTGGATGACAAAAAGAAAGCCTTGGGTAAGAGCATACTCTTGTGCTTCAACTGGTGGTGTTTTAGGAGATACTGGTAACATTGCAAATATAAGTGATTTATATCACTCATCTAACAGGCCAAAGCCAGGAATAACAGACTTATCTTCAACAGAGGAAGGTACACATGGAGGATTCAAAGAAATAAAGGTAAAATTTGTTTGTTGGACAAAGGATGACTTTGCAGACCTAGCACCTCAATTTTTAACCTATGGAAGAACAGTAACTTGCGAGTGGGGATGGACAGTAGATACCTCTGGAACATCTGTAAAGGCTGGAACATTTCAAGATTCAAGATGTGTAAAAAATGATGGAGACTTTAGTGATTTAGTAAAAAAACATAGAGACCAATATGAAGCCTGTATGGAGGTAGTAAGAGGTCAAGTTACAGATTTTAGTTGGGCATTAGCTGCGAATGGTTCATTTGAATGTGAGTTTACTCTAACTTCAATGGCAGGAAATACTGCAAAAATGCCAGCAAAAGTTGCAACAAAAGATTGTAGTTGTCCTGAAGATAAAAAAGAAGATGAAGCAGAAAAAGGACCAACATTTAATATACTCCAAACTTTAGATTCTATGAAAGAAGTATGCATGCAGATAAAGACCTCCCGAACTCTAAAAATAGATGGAAAGGTATGTGGAGTAGGAATGACATCAGATGCAGCAGATGACCAATCTGGAGCAGAAAAGTCAAAATGGCCATTTGGATTAGGTTCTAAAGTTGTTGAACTCCAATTTATTACTTTTGAATGTTTTGAAGAATATGTTGTTAATCATAACATTATGCCTTTGAGTGGTGACGGAGATGAAGGTACAGATAGAGCTGCTGCAAAAGCTATATGTGGAGAAGGATATGGTGACGTAGCAAATAGTGGAAATGAGTACTCGGGATTGTTTTATTCAAATCACTCTGTTTGTAGACCTGGTGTAACGGCAGTTGTAAGTGGAGATCCTACAGTTTGTCTCATTCCTGGTGAATCACTAACAGACCAAACTGTTTCTCATTTTAATTTAGTTGGAGGTGGATTCGACAATCTTGATGCTACAACAAGTGATGGTGTATACTTAGGCGGAATTCTTTTGAATATAAAAATGTTGGAAGATGAATTTAACTCATTAGGTAAAGATGATGGTGCAAATGTATATGTAAAAAAAGTATTAGACAGAGTTTCTGAAGCATGTGGTGGATTTTGGAATTTTACACAAGTACCACATTCAAAAGCAGAAAACATAGTACAGTGGTTAGATATTGACCAAAAACCAAAGGCAGGATCTCCTGCTGTATTAACAATACCTTCATACGGAAAAGATAGTATAGCTAGAGGAGTTAGTACACAAACAGAATCAGATCCAGATTTTCAAGCTCAAATCATGTATGGTTCAAATAATACTAATGGTAAAGGTGGAGGAAATAAAAGTGGTGGTATATCACTATGGACTGCAGGAGTTACTGACACGTTCCATCAAAACACTAGAACTTCATCAGAATGTGCTGAACAGGATACAAAAGACAATTGTAATCCTCCAACAGACCAGCAAAATACTGAACCTGATCCAGTTGATATTGAAACTGTTTTTAGAAATTTAGGTAAAGAAGTAAGTCCGAAATCAACATCTGCAGCTAAAAGATGCGCAAGAACTTTAGCTTTAGGAGAAACAGACAATGAAGCAGGACCAAGGGTTATACCTATTCCAATAACACTAGATGTAGAATTAGATGGTATAGGTGGATTCGTATTTGGAAACTTAATAACCGTAGATTATCTTCCATCATCATACGATGGTTGGTGTTTTCAAGTAACAAAGGTAGAACATAATGTAAGCAACGCAGATTGGAAAACTAAATTAGCTTGTGGTTTCATGAGACTAATTCCATAAGGATAAATTATGACTATATATAGAAGACCAAAACAAATGAAGTTAAAAGAGAATCTCTACGCTCAAAGTGGAGAATTCTTTTATGGTGACGGTACCGCTTTCGAAGGTTATTATCACATGTTTGACCAAAGAAAAAAGAGATTCTTTGAAGGCGCTATATATTCATACAAAGCAGAAGAAATATATCCAGACCAAAAGTTAGAGTTTAGTGTAGAACTAAATAGAGAATATACTAATATTTGGAGAGAAGTTGGAGATAAAACTCTTGAAATAAAAATGATAAATGCACCACAAGCCTTCGTTCCTCAACCTTCAGAAAAAGATATTGAAAAGGGTGAATTAACTCGATATCTTCTATTACAAAGTAATTCTCGTAATGTTTATGAAATAAACGAAGACCAGTATAAGTTGTATTCAAAAGGTAATAATCCATATAATTCAAATTACAAAGTTGCAAAAACATCTTGGTTCATAACTGGACCTCTATTTTCAATATACGGTCCAGGTCAAGTAGAGATAAAGAAGGGAATATATGAGAGGAATCTTCAACAAGCAAATATAGTTTTGGATGAGATACCTCAACTATTTCCATTATTGCAGGACTTATTACAGTATACAGCCCCAGATGTAGCAGAAGACTTATATTCTGATGGTTCATATTTATTTTTACCAGATGGCCAGAGATATGTTGGTAAGTATCATGTTCATCCAACCAAAGGACCTATGGCCGGATCTAAACATGGACCAAACAAACATCCTGTATTAAAAGCTTTACTATAATTTTACCATGTCAAATATTTTGTTTATATTAACTACATGATAGTAGACAAAAGATTATATGGTAAAGTTATAGAAATAATAGAAACAAGACCTGTAATATTAGTACCTGTACCACTTAATTATTCTCTACATCCAAAAAATACAGGCATATGTGTATTATATATTAGAGATTTACAAAATGAAAAGTCTTATCTAATACCAATAAACCATCCAGATTCAGAATGTTATGAAATACCATCTAAAATATTTAGAGCCTATGTACCGAGTATAAAAGATGCAATACATTTAGGAATAAAATCTAAAAATTTAATTGACTTAGAACTATTACACTACTATAATACAGGTAAAAAATTAAGTTTTAGTAAGACTCAATCTCAACATTTTATTGAAAGAAAATTTTGGAAGTATCCTGAATGTAATACACTTGTGCCAATACTAAAACTATTAGAATATTGCAAAAATAACAGAAAAACATATATAGAAACTATAGGCAATATAGATACACTTTCAACCGAGTTTATCGAATACAATAGAGATATGTCTGAAGCATATTTTTACTTAGAATCTAATGGATTATATACACCTGAAGGTATAGAATATACACAATATAATCTATTTACTTCAACCGGAAGACCATCCAACACTCATAATGGTATAAATTATGCAGCACTTAATAAAGAAGATGGTAGTAGAGATAGATTTACTAGTAGATTCAATAATGGTATGTTAGTTGAAATGGACTTTGATGCATATCACCTTAGATTGATAGCAAATCTTGTTGGATATAAATTACCTAATGATAGTGTACATACTTATCTTGGAAAGTATTATTTCGGCAAAGATGAACTGACAGAAAAAGAATATCAAGAAGCAAAACAGATAAACTTTAAGATTCTATATGGTGGTATACCTGAAGAATTTAAGAATATTGAATTTTTTAGTCTTATTAGTAAATTTATTGGAAAACTTTGGCATGAATGGAAGTCAAAAAATAGCGTAACTACATATTTATATAAGAGACGTATGACAAAAGAACGTCTTGGAGAAATGAATCCTCAAAAGCTTTTTAACTATTATATTCAAGCTTATGAAACAGAATATAATATACAAGTAATAAAGAGGTTCAAGAAGGTTTTGAATGACAAACAAACAAAGGTTGTATTATGTACTTATGATAGTTTTCTATTTGACTTCGATATATCTGATGGTTTAGATACCTTAAAACAATTAAAGAATTCAATGAAAATTCAATCAAAAGTTTCAATAGGTGCAAATTATGGTACTATGATTGATAAGTCGCTCTAGACCCTTATATTTATATATAGTAGAAAGGGATACGTATGAATTTTAACAGATTAGTTTCAGAGTGGGCATGGCGTGTAAATGATGGAATGCCAGATCCACAAAATAGAACACATGTAGAATTACTTAGACAAGTGCTTATAGAGTCAGGCTATGAAGAAGATTGGGTTCTAGAGTATACTCAAAATCTTTTTGAAGTTAATGATGATACAGTGATTAAGTATAAGGAAGACGGTGAAACAAAAACTATGAAAGCCGGTTCTGCAAAAACAATGCCTAATGAACATCCTGCAAAAAGGGCTTGGGATAAACTTCAAGATAAAGGTGGTTCTGATTCTGAATCTGATGAAAAAGAAAAAGAAGTAGACGACACAAAACTTTCTGCAAAAGACGGAGACTTCATAAGAAAGGCTGGTGAAAAAGACGATACAAAAGTCAAAACTTCAATTGAAGACAAGAATAAAGAAAAACCTAAGGAAAAGGAAACAAAAGGAACTGCAATTGAAGGAAATCAAGAACAAATAATTTCAACAATAGCTTCAAGGCAAACAAACTTAGGAGAAGACAGAAAAATAGGTTTAGCAGGAGCTGGTGGAGCAAAGGCAAGTGAAGGAGAATCAGTATACACCTCAGCGGTAAAAGAAGCTAAAGTGACTGAGTCAACAAACGAAGAAAAAGAAGCTTTAAGAAATAGAAAAGATGGAAGAGGAAGAGCAAATTATCCAAATAGTGAAGAAAAGCTAATATTAGAAGATTTAGGATTAGAGTCAAATAGCGATGAGGCAGCAGATTATCTTATATCTAGAGAAAAGTATGCAAAGGCAAGACTTGAAGAGGTAAAAAATTACAAATTATCTGAAAGACAACAACAAAGAAAACAAGAATTAGAATCAAAGGAAAAACTAAATAAGAAAGAAAAGTCAGAATTAAAAAAACTTAATAGCAACGTATTTGAAAGCAAATCTGGATTCAATGGTAAAGAAGGAGACTATTTAGACTGGGCTAAAACAGCGTATGATGGCGGTATACGTACTTTGGAATTATTAGAAGATAGTAGAATGGATACGTCAAAACCCCTTGAAATGGTTCAGTCTACGAGAGAAATAGATGATGATGTTGAAGCTACAATATTATCAAAAAGAGATAGTTTTGAACCTGGCAGCGATGACTATAAATATTATGATAAAGAGTTAAAATCGTTTCAAAAATTTAGAACATACCATGATACTTATGCTGTTGGTCAAGATGAAAAAGGTAGAATGTTTGTTGTTCATGTAACTAATAAAAAGGCTAGTGATTTGGCTGACCCGCATTTTAATACAACCGTATCAAAAAGGTTTAGGTCTCTTAAAGAAAATGAAGACCCAGAATCAGAAAAAGTAATACAAGTATTAGAAAACGCTATTGATAAAACAACAAACTTTAAGCAAAATACTGTTGATAGTGTAGCTACAATAGAGGTTGATGATAATTTTACAAAACTAGCAGAAGAAGCAATACCTAAAAGATTAGAAGAAATTAAAGAGAGAGGATTAAAGAAAAAGGACAAGTTAAATAACTGGCTAACAGACAATGGAATTTCTTCAAAAGATTGGGAAGGCATGAATACTAAAACACGCCTTCAAACAGTACAAAAATTTACTGGAGATATGGATTGGCATAAAAATAATGGTAATGTAGAAACAGATGAAGATGGAAATACTTATCCAAAGCTTGCATATGACCCTTATGGAAGAATGTTTGTTAAAGTTGGTGAAGAAGCTAAATTAAAAAAACATGCAGAACTAGTATCTAATTCTCAAGGATTACAAAAAGCTATAGAAATAAAAAGACAAGAGGCAGATGTTGTTTCAATACAACATAAAGCAGTTGTAGATGGAATAGCAGAGGCAGATAAAGAAAAAGGTTATCCAAAAACTGATGAAAATGGAAATGTAATAGAAAATGGACCACACACTAAAAGATATATTGAAAGAGTAATGGAAGATATTCATTACACTACATATATAGATATGGACGAAGAAGATGATGATAAAGTGATAGCTCAGATGGGAATAAAAGGGGCAAAACCTAGCCATATACGAAATTGCTTAGCGAAACAAAGTGGATATGAAGGAGACCCATCTGATAAAAATGCACTTAAGTCTCATATAATAAATACGGCGTCTATATCAGAAGATAGAAAATTTATTACGATTGGTAAAGATAAAAAAGAACTAATAAAAGACGAATACAGATTAGCTGCTCCAGGAACAAAGGCAGTTTCTTATTTTGGAAAATCTATTAAAGATTGCGTAAGTAAGTCTGTTGCAGCAAGTAGGAGCGGTAAATAATGAAAACCCAATTACTATGTACGTTTACTAACCATCGTTCACTATCTAAGACTGTAGATAAGATAATAGATGCTTACGATATTTTGTATAATAAAATGTTTGTTCTAAAGAATGAAAATGATACTAGAGAATTGATGTGTACCTATAATATAGATGCATCAGGTAGGGTAGAAATATTTCCAGAAACTATATCTCTACATAGAAAGAAACAAACAAATACTCTTTATACTATTAACGCCTTAAATGAAACTATAAAATTGTGCAATAATGGAGTCTTAGATACAACCTTTCAAGTAGATTGGGAAAATTATAGAAACTGTATCATGGTCACAAATGAAGATGGACTAAGACGAATAGATACTTCTGTTAAAGAAATTATACATATTAAGGTAAAACGCTGATATTTATATATGGTAAACTATCGCACGGAGACTAAAAATGATTAGACTAAAAGCATTATTGAATGAACAACCTGAAGTAAAAGAATCAGAGTATGTCGATGATAATGAAATAATTAAATATAAAGATGCAGACGGAAAACCAGCAGAAATGAAGGCCGGTTCTGCAAAAACAATGCAAAAAGGTCATCCAGCTAAAGTTGCTTGGGATCAGGCAAACGAAAAAGGAATGAAGGCTGCACAAGGTGGAGATGATGACGACAAAAAAGGTTCACAAGTTTCATTTAAGAGAACTGCAGATGATGCAGCTTCAAAGTCAGATGATGCAGCTTCAAAGTCAGATGATAAAGGTCAAAAAGTTGTTGATGGAAAGATTACTGTAGGAGATGGTGATAAAAAAGAAGAAGTTGGCGTAGAAGAGATAGCAGACACGCTTGACCTTCCAGGAATAGATGCAGAAACCCTAGCTAAAAAGTTTGAGTCAGGAGACGCAACTATGGATGCAAATGATTTTGGAAGAATATCTTTTTCATTTAATGATGATAAGTTAGGATATGTAAACGCTGAAATAGAAGATGACGGTACTTATTTTTTCGATGGAGATGATTTAGATATAGACGAATATGACAAAGAATTTTTGGAAGATTCATTAAGAGGTACACTTGACTATTACCATGACCAATTCAAATCAGAAGATGAAGATCCGACTGACGACGATGGTGAAGACGATGAAGAACCAACAACTGATGATGATAGTAGAAAAAGAATAGCAGCTTCTTTTGATGATAAAGGTCGACCGACGAAAAGAACTGAATATAAAGGATCCCTTGAATATAAATTTGAAGACTCAGCCGTAGAAGTAGATGGTGAAACATGGGATGTATATAAAGTCGACCAATATGGTGATGAAGAACGAGATAAGCAGAGAGAACTACTTCCAAAAAGCTATACAAAAGGCAAATTTGCAAATCAATTTGGAATTATGCATCCTAAGAAAAAACTACAACAAGTTGCTTCATTTCTTAAAAAAGGATTGAACAACTTTAACAGTGTAGAAGACATATCTGACGAAGATTTAGAATTTGTAAGAAATACTTTTTCCTTTAGCTCACCATCCGCAGGCTACAATGTATCAGATAATTTTGGAGCTGGACCGAAAATGAAAAACATAAGTGATGAACGATTAAGAATAGGTATTATCAACGACTTAGACCTTTATGCTGATGGTAAAGAAATGAGGGTTATGATGCACATTATGGAACCTGATGCTGTAGGTAGGGCTGAAAAGAAGGATACTGGAAAATTTAAGATGTTTAAGGATGATGGTAATCCAACATATGTTGGTAAAGCGTTTGTTACAAGGGGTGAACTATACCATAAAGAGGGTGACCCTTTGCCACAAGATGAATTTCCTTCTAAAAAAGAAGGCATGATTAAATTAAAAAGCCTACTAAAAAAATAATGGCAGATCAAAATTTAATATTAGGTAAAGACAAGAATGGTAATACTATATCTTATCATGGTAAGAAGCTAGGTATTAAGTCAGATCCTGATGCACACAACAAGAGACGTGAAAAAGACGAAGAAGAGTTAAGAGTCCTTTTACGTGACTTGATAGCAAAAGAAGTAAAAAATCTATTTGTAAAAAAATAGTGAAAATAATTGGCCTGGGTTTTACCATGTCAAATATTTTGTTTATATTTATACTAAATAACAAATAACTGAAAATAACTAAAAATTAGCAAATGAATCAATTAGTAATAGCTATTCTATTATTCACACTAGGCCAGGCTCTCATCTGGATTCAAACGAACGGGCAATTTCTTTGGAAATGGTTCGACAAAAACCCACTAATCTTATCAATCGCATTTGGAACTATAATTTCCTACATCTTTATTTATGCAACAAAATTTGTTGTAAATTATTTTGATGGTCTTTTATGGCCAGGCAGATTTATAGGTTTTGGTACGGGTATGATATCGTTTGTAATACTAACTTGGATATTTATGGGTGAAGGTATAAGTACGAAAACTGCAATATCTCTTGTTTTAGCAACAACATTGGTTTCAATACAAATTTTATGGAAATAATTTTCACATGTCAAATAAATTTATTATATTATAGAATATGGCAAAACAACTAGGATACGCATGTATAAATATGACTCTTGCAAAGCAAGGCATATCATGTAACAGAAGTATGATACGTAGAACCTTTGACGCAAAAGGTGTAGCGTATGCATCAGAACTTATATTAGAAAACTTACGAAATCTAACAAAAATTGTAAGTTGGAATAATCAAAATGGAATAAAAGTATATCGAATGTCGAGTAACATGTTTCCATGGATGTCTGAATATGAATTTACAGATTTACCAGATTATGATAAAATTTGTAATTTACTAAAAGGTATCGGTACATTGGCAATGGAGAATGGTCAGCGTTTATCATTTCATCCAGGTCAATTTTGTGTACTAGCTTCACCAAACGAAGAAGTAGTACTCAATGCTATGAATGAACTTGACAAATCTGCACAGATTATGGACCTCATGGGTTTACCAGAATCTCGTATGGCAAAAATTAACATTCATGTCGGTGGTGCTTATGGTAATAAAAAAGCTGCACTAGAAAGATTTTGTAAAAACTTCTTGCGATTACAACCTTCAGCACAAGCTCGTCTAACCGTCGAAAATGACGATAAAGCAAACATGTACTCTGTAAAAGACTTATATGAAGGTGTATATAAAGTAGTTGGTATACCTATTGTATTCGATTATTTTCATCATAAATTTTGCACAGGTGATATGACTGAAGAAGAAGCACTCAAACTTGCAGCTTCTACATGGGGTGATATAAAACCTTGTACTCACTATTCAGAATCAAGACGTGCAGAAAAGAAACTTGTAATAGAACAAATATGTAAGAATAATAATATTACAATAGAACAAATGCAAGATTGGCCAACACTAGCTGCACATTACAAAGAGTTCAGTAAAATAAAAGAACAAGCTCATTCAGACTATATTAAAGAAGAAATTAAAGATTATGGTCTAGATATTGACGTTGTCGTAGAAGCTAAAGCTAAAGAATTAGCTTTTATGAGTGAAGAGTATAAAAAAGTTTTAACAGAAGTTTTACCATGTTAGATTTTTTTATTATATTAAGTAATAATTAACAATTAAAAGGAGAGAAAAAATGGCTATTGATTTAGATGCAATTAGACGTAAACTCGGAGATTTACAATCTCAAACGACTAGGACTTCACATTTGTGGAAGCCAAGTCCAGGAAAAAATCAGGTAAGAATTGTACCTTACCAGTATAACAAAGACAACCCTTTTCAGGAATTGTTTTTTCACTATGACTTAGGTAAAAAGAACTATCTTTCACCAGTTACATTTGGAGAAGCAGATCCAGTTGTTGAATTTTCTGAAAAGTTAAAAGCTACAGGAAATTCAGATGATTGGAAACTTTCTAAAAAGCTTGAACCAAAAATGAGAACTTATGTTCCAGTATTGGTAAGAGGTGCAGAAGGAGAAGGAGTAAAGTTATGGGGATTTGGTAAACAAGTATATACAGAATTACTAGGCTTTATTACTGACCCTGACTATGGTGATATTACAGATCCATCAAGTGGTAGAGATATCGTTGTTGAATTTACACCTTCAGAAGGAGCAGGTTCATATCCAAAAACTACTATTAGAGTAAAACCAAATCAAACACCAGCTACTACAGATAAAGCTATCGCTGATAAAATTATGACTGGTCAAGAGGATATTTTTAACATATTCAAGAAAGTATCTTATGATGATTTGAAAGTTGCTCTAGAAGAATGGTTAGACCCAAGTAATGATGGTGAAGAATCTACAGGTGATTTACCATGGGAAACTAAAAAAGAAGAAACAAAGGCACCAGCTGCAGCTGCAACTACAGCAAAAACAACTGATGATATATCAGCAGCTTTTGATGATTTATTTAACCAATAGGAGAGATTAAAATGGATAAAGACTTATTGAAAAGAAAGATTGAAAATCCAGTTAGAGCTTTAGCAAAAGAATTGGAAGGTAGAGGACAAATGAACGGAATTATTGCAGAAATTGTCAGCAATCTTCTAAAAAACGTTAAAGAACTTGGAGAAAAATAGTATGGGTAATCAAGAGAAAGACCAATTAGCACAAATCCTTGCAACATCTCTGAATAAAAAATTCAAAGATTATAAGGTTGCATATTTTTTAGATGGATCTGAAGAAACACCTACAGATTTATCAGAGTGGATAAGTACTGGTTCTTCAATGCTTGATTTAGCTATATCGAATAGACCTGATGGTGGAATACCAGTTGGTAGAATTACCGAAATAACTGGTCTAGAGGCTTCTGGAAAGTCTCTAATAGCTGCACAAATACTAGCTAACACTCAGAAAATGGGAGGTTTAGCAGTCTATATTGATACTGAAAATGCAATCAACGAAGAATTTTTACAAGCTCTTGGTATAGATATTTCAAAACTATTATATGTACAATTGGAAACAGTTGAAGATATATTTGAAGTTATGGAGAATATTATACTAACAGTAAGAGAAGGTGAAAAAGATAGATTAGTTACCATTGCAGTAGATTCAGTAGCAGCAGCCACAACCAAAGTAGAACAGTCTGCAGACTATAGTAAAGATGGTTGGGCAACTAGTAAAGCCATAGTTCTTTCGAAAGCAATGCGTAAGATAACTCAAATGATTGGTAGACAGAGAATAGCTCTAATATTTACAAATCAATTGAGACAAAAAATGGGAGTTATGTTTGGAGACCCTTGGACAACAAGTGGTGGTAAAGCAATTGCATTTCACTCTAGCTGTAGACTAAGATTAAAAGCTGCAGGTCAGATAAAAGCAACTGTAAATGGACAAGCACAAACCATTGGTATAAAAACAAAGGCGCAAGTAGTTAAGAATAGAATGGGACCACCTTTAAGAACTGCTGAATTTGATATTTACTTTGATAGTGGAATTGATGATTTTGGTGGATGGTTACAGGTATTAAAAGCTTACAAGCTTATTAAACAAGGTGGATCTTGGTATACCTTTACTCGAGCGGATGGAACTGAATTAAAATGCACGTCAAAAACTTGGAAAGATAAGTTAGCCGAAAATGAAGAACTTAGAACAGAAGTTTATGACCTCATTTGCAAAACCCTGGTTATGGATTACAAGACAGAGAATTTGGGTATTGACGATGTAGAGCATTCTGATGAACCAGTTCCTGAAGGTTAGCAGTTGAAGATGGCGTGGTGACCCCATCAACAACAAATAATAGTGAGACTTTTGTCATTGTGTGAAGCTGATACCAATGTTTTTGGAGCGTCACCGTAAGAAAACTAGAAAACACACTACACTATTAGCATTGCAAGGGCTTCTGAGAAATTGGGAGTCCTTGCTTTTTGTTAACAACTTTTTTACCCAGAATTTTACCATGTCAAAAAATTTGGTTATATTTAACATATAAAAATAAAAATATGAAAGACAGATATAAAGAAATACTAGAAGGTCTAAGTGAAGATACTGCACCTAAAGATAAGAATGATAGAATTCTAATAATAGATGGACTAAACACATTTATTAGAAGTTTTGCAGTTAATCCAAGTGTAAATGAAGATGGTATACATGTTGGTGGTATGACTGGCTTTTTACATTCTATAGGATATGCAATTAGAAATATTAAACCTACTAGAGTTATTATATGTTTTGATGGTAAAGGTGGTAGTCAAAGACGTAGAAAGATATATCCAGAATATAAGCAAAATAGAAGAGTTAGAAAGCACTTAACAAGAGCAAATACATTTCAGTCTATAGATGATGAAAGAATATCTATGGGTCAGCAAATAAATAGACTAACTGAATACTTAGAAACTCTTCCAATAACAGTATTGGCCACAGAAAATATAGAAGCAGATGATGCAATGGCATACATTTGCCAGCAAGTATATCCTACAAGTCAATGCATTTTAATGTCTACAGATAGAGACTTTTTACAACTTGTAGATAGTAGAGTACAAGTTTGGTCACCAACCAAGAAAAAGTTTTATGATTCAGAATCAGTGCAACAAGAATTTTTAATAAATTCTAAGAACTTTATTTTATTAAAATGTATAACTGGTGATGGTTCAGATAATATTCCTGGTATAAGAGGTGCAGGAATAAAATCTTTACAAAAAAGACTTCCATTATTATTTGAAAACAGAAAGGTTGAATTATCAGAAGTTATTGATTATGTAAAAAATAATAGTGATGCAACAAAACTAGGACAAGCACTTAAAGACTCAGAAGATTTACTAAATACAAATTATAGATTGATGCAACTAGAAGATGTAGAAATATCTGGTCACGCTAAAGAATCTATTATGAATATTGTACATGCAGATATTAGTAGATTAAATAAAAGAAAATTTGAACAAATGGTATTAGAAGATAATATAAATGGAATATTTAAGAATCCATCTCTATGGTTAAGAGAATCTTTTTTACCTTTAGACAATATTATAGGACAATAGATGCAAGAAAAATTTCAATATGGTTATAGTTTTCAAACTAAGTTAATAGCCTGTTTATTCAAGGATAGAGCATTTTTACAACAAATTATGGATATTTTAGATCCAGTCTACTTTGAGTCAGAGGCTAATATAACTATTGTTGACAATATTAAAGAATATTTTCAAGAATATAAGCAGCCACCAACAATGGAAGTAATGTCTGTTAAGGTAAAAGAACTTGAGAATGATATGTTAAGAACTCAAGTTGTAGAACACTTAAAAGATTCATATAAACAATTAGATGCACCAGACTTAGACTTTGTAAAAGAGCAAACAATTAAGTTTTGTAAAAACCAAGTTCTAAAGTCTGCAATAATGGAATCAGTTCAACTTCTTGAAAGAGGAGAATACGAACAGATAAAAATGACCATTGATGATGCAATGAAAGCTGGTCTAGAAAGAGCTATTGGTCATGAATATATAGAAGAAATTGACCAAAGATACTTAGAATCAGTTAGAAATACAGTGACAACTGGTTGGGATATAGTAGATGATATAGCAGATGGTGGATTAGGTAAAGGTGAACTTGGAGTATTTGTTGCACCATCTGGTATTGGTAAGTCTTGGGCACTAGTAAATGTAGGAGCAGCCGCAGTAAAAGCAGGTTTGAATGTAATTCATTACACATTAGAACTAAATGAATCTTATGTAGGATTAAGATATGATGCAGTACTTAGTGGAATACAAGCTCAAGAATTAAAATACCATATAGAAGAAGTAAAAGATATAGTTGGTAAGTTAAAAGGTAAACTTATCGTAAAGTATTATCCAACAAAAGGTGGAACTGTAAATACTCTAGCTAGTCACATAGAAAAATGTAGACTACAAGGTTTTGACCCAGATCTAATAATTGTAGACTATGCAGATTTGTTGCGTGGTCATGGTAAAGAAGTAAGACATGAACTTGGTAATATTTATGAAGATTTAAGAGGACTAGCTGGTGAACATGAAATACCAGTTTGGACTGCATCACAAGCAAACAGGTCTGCATTAAGTGACGATATTATTGGAGCAGAAAAAATTGCAGAATCTTATGCTAAAATTATGACAGCTGATTTTGTAGTTTCATTAAGTAGAAAGATAGAAGATAAGTTGGCAAATACAGGTAGATGGCATATAATTAAAAACAGATTTGGTCAAGATGGTATAACATTTTTCTATGT